ATAAGAGAGAACAACGCCACAGATGCGAGGCAAGCAATTTTTGCTGCTCTTTGGTCTAACACCGCAGCGATTACTTCAATTACGATTGTTCCTAGCTCCACTAACTTTGATGTTGGAAGCACATTCTCGCTTTACAAAATTACAAAAGGCTCTGACGGAATAGTCACCACCTCATAAGAAGAAAGAAAAGAAAATGACAGAAATCCTAACCAAGCTAGTAGTGGACTGCTCAACAGGCGAAGCAACAGAAGTACCTCTAACAGCCGAGGAACTAGCACAGCGAGAAACTGACCGCCTAGCTTACGAAGCTCAGGAAGCAGAACGCCTAGCTACCGAGGAAGCAAAGGCAGTAGCCGAAGCGTCCGCGATCTCGAAGCTAACCGCCTTGGGCCTAACAGCCGACGAAATCGCAGCTCTAAAGGGCTAGTAATGGCCGAAGAAACAACAGGCGTCCGGATTACCCAAAACGCTATTTATCAAAAGCAGCTGGAACACGGCGAAATCTTGATAAAGGTTTTGGAAAAGCTAGACCACTTAGACGACGTACCTAACCGAATCCGGGAAGTAGAACTTACTTTAGCCCGGCTAGCTTGGATCGAGCGCGTCGCCTATACAGGTCTAACCGCCGCAGTTGTTTCTCTATTAGGTCTAATCGTTTCTATTTTAGGAAGATAAATAATGGCAAAACCACAGTATCCGCTAGACGGCAAACAGGGAAAAGCTTGGAAAGTGACCAGCCCGTTCGGGTGGCGCATTCATCCGATCGAGAAGTACAAGAAGCACCACAACGGAGTTGATCTATGGGGAGCAAATCCTAAGATCTACGTCGAAGCCTTTCACGACGGCCTAGTAATCGCTGCTGGGACTTCGAAGCTAAAGAACGCCGACGGTTCTCTAGGTGGAGTTGGCTGGTACGTAGACATTCGTTCTAAGATCAACGGAACCTTCTACGTTCACCGCTACGCCCATATGGTCGAGAACTCCCTAAAGGTAAAGAAGGGCCAGAAAGTCGAAGCGGGAACCATTCTAGGAATTATGGGTAATACCGGAGCTTCAGCAGGTCGTCATCTTCACTTCGAAATCAACAAGGGTAAGGTCTGGCGTTGGACTTCCGACGGTTCGGGATTCGTAAACCCTCTAGAGTTCGTAAAGAATACAATCGACGCTTACAAGCTACAAGAATCCATTCCGGAAGCTACTCCCGAAGACGCTCCGATAGCACCAGCTCCGATACACGAAACTCCTAAAGCTCCTACACCTCCTAAGTTCGCGTTTCCGGGAAACCTAGAAATCGGTTCCCGTGGTAAGAACGTTAGAGATCTACAAAAGAAGCTAAAGCTAAAGGTAGACGGCGAATTCGGCCCTCTAACAGAGAAGGCGGTAAAGGCGTTCCAGAAGAAGAGCGGAATCTTCGAAACTGGACTAGTCGATATAAAGACGTGGGACTTACTTGCTAAGTAAGTTTCTAAATAAAAAAGCCCTACGGATAGCCTCCTTGGGGCTTTTTACTTTCTTGTTAGTTTGGGTTAGTCCACCTGCCTACGCAGCCCAAGCTATGGCCATAATTACCTGCGCAGACCCTAACGGCGCACAAATTACTAGGACGGTTGGTTGGGATAATGAAAACAGATACTTCGAAAATCGGGGCAACATTGCGGCGCATTACTGCGAAGGTGGTTATGCTGGCGGGTTCACCACTTTTATTAGCGTTCTATCTCCTAACGGCGTTGAGCTGGATCCTGCTTTGCTTTACTTTGCTGGCATTCCTACTACTCCCACTCCTAGTCCTGAAGTATCTCCTGAACCTTCTCCAGCTATTACGGAAGAAGTTTCTAGGACGACGGAGCGAACCGAAGACGTCGATCGTTCCGAAACCGTAGAGCGAACCGTAGACGTAGAACGCCCAGTAGAACCAGCTCCCCAACCAGCTCCGATAGAACCGGAACCTACTCCGGAACCGACGCCGGAACCTACTCCGGAAGAAACTAAGAAGCCTAAGCCGGAACCGAAGCCCGAACCGACCACGGAACCGACTTTAGAACCAAGCCCGGAACCTTCATTAGAACCAACAGTAGAACCAGTTTCCCCGGTCGAACCAGCTCCACTACCGACGGAAGAACCCGAAGAAGAATTGCTTGTGTTGTCGGTTGATAAACTGGTAGAGAATCTAAGAAACATTGGTTCAGATATGACACCGGAAGTTAGAGAACAAGCGCAACAAGTTGTTATCGCTTCTATTATTGTCAGTCAAATAGCGATTACGGCGATAGGTAGGAAACCGTGAAGCAATTCTTTCGGGATATGACAGACCAGCTATGGACGCTGCTTGGAATGTTCGTCGCTTACGTGGTACTCGAAGGCACCGCGAAAGACGTTGTTGGCTTGTGTATTATCGGAACCTTTATTTTATGGACAGCAACCTACCCCTTACGTAAGGAATAAATATGTGGCTAGATATCGCACGTAGAACTATGGCGGTTATTATTTTGAAGGTGACGGGTATCTTCGTCGGTGGCGCAGTTATCGGTCTAGAAGTTCTTCAGGCAGTAGCTATGGCAGCTTTCGCTGGAATTATCGACGTAGCGCAGGAACTATCCCGTAGCTACCTAGCTGACGGTGGACTAGATCCGGACGAAATCAACAAGTCTTTCGGCAAGATTGCCGAGAAGAACGACCGTAAAAGCTAAGACCGCTCCGCTTCGGTAGTACCACCCCAAATCCCCGTCACTCGGGTAGATAGGGCATAGTCACGGCATTTTACCCTAATCGGGCAGCGTTGGCAGATACCTTTAGCTATTTCTTCAACTAATTTCTGGGCTTCCCGGCTAGCTTCTTGGGCAAAGAAGACGTCGGGAAGTTCTTCGCATTCCACGGATCCGACTTCTCGGATAGCTTCGTGAAGTTCTAGGTATTTGCGTTCTATGCCTAATAAATGTCGTAGGGTAGTCATAAGTTAGACCTTATAGGAATAACTACCCAGAAAGAAAGGAAAAGTAAAAAATGATAAAAGGAGAGCTAGAGCTAAAAGAACTAGGGGACGCGATTCTTCTAGGCAACTTCGAGAATGGTTCCGAAGAATGGCACGCTCTTAGAAACGAAGAAGGCGCAGTCGGTGGATCCGATATTGGAGCTATCGCCGGACTAAGCCCTTGGGAGTCGCAAATAACTAAATGGGCAAAGAAGACGGGCCAAATCTCGGACGACTTCGCTCCAAATATGTCTATGCGCCTTGGTAATAAATTAGAAACGCCTATCCTAGAGATCTTCGCCGAAGACCACCCGGAACTAGAAATCTTTACTACCGGAACTTGGGCGCATAAAGAATTTCCTTGGCAGCGAGCTAACCCCGACGCGCTTTACCGTAAGGCGGACGGGACTTGGGGCATTATCGAAATCAAGTTTTCCCGCGACTACTGGACGGAAGTTCCACAGCATTACCGGGCGCAGGTTCTTTGGTATATGAACGTCTTCGGAATACAAGAAGCAACGCTAGTTGCTCTAGCTGGTTCTAGCTACCAAGAATTTCCGGTGGAATGGGATTCGTTTGAAGCGACTTCTCTTATCGCTGCGGCTTACCGCTTTAGGGAATCCGTTCTAAATGTAAAAATGCCAGACTGGGACGGAAGTAATTCTACGTTCGAAACTATTCGCGCTATGAATCCTAAGATCGAAGAAGGGGAAGAGCACCTAGATGAACTAGGCGTCCACTACTTTATCGCTCTAACCCAATTCGAAGAAGCGGAAAAGAAACTTACCGAACTAAAGAGCAGAGTTCTAGCTGCTATGGGCGGAAAGAAAAGGGGAATCGTTTACGGCGAACACGCGATTAGCTTACGCGCCCGAGGAATGGGGAACCCTTACCTACATCACGAGAAAGGAAAGAAATAATGCCAGAACTAATTTTTAGCGGATTCGGAAACGAAGACATAACTATTGACCTAACAGGAAAGACAGCCGAGCAAGCAATAAAAGAAGCGGTTCAACAAATAAACGAGAAAGGGGAAGTAAATGAATAAATGCTCCTGCGGTAATCGCGAGAAATACGATAACCAAGGACTATATAAGACCGAAGACCTTATAGAGCTATTCTGGGGACTTCTAAAGGACGGTTATACCGGGCTAGGGTTCGGGCTAATACTCGACCTAATCGAAAGAGATGTACAAGACCAGCGAGAAAAGGAATAAGAAAATGGCACAGTTTAACCTAAACGACTATGAAACCGTGGAGGAAAGACTCCGTAGATTTTGGAGCAGCGAAATCTCAAAAGACGCGCGAATCATTACCGTAAACCACACAACTTCACAAGATCGAGCAGTTGGAACTTGGGTGGTCGAAGCACGTCTTTACCTAGACCAAGAAGACCAAGCTAGAAACCTGCCTAAGACTACGGGCTGGGCTTTCGAAGTAGACGGCGTTGGAATGGCTAATAAAACTTCCGCGCTAGAAAATGCGGAGACAAGCGCAATCGGAAGATGTCTTGCGAACTTTACCTTTAGCGGTAATAAGCGCGTCACTAGGGAAGAAATGGAAAAGGTCGCACGTGGCCAGACTCCTAAGCTCCCGTCGCGCGACTGGTTAGCAGAATCGGCGGAGCTACTAACCCTAAAGGATCTAGACGGGCTAAGGCTTCTCTACTCGGAAGCTAAGACCGCTAAGGCTTCTTCGGAAGTCCTAGAAGCTATAAAGACGACTGCGGAACTACTGGTCTAATGGAAACGCCGGGCCAGATTATCGAAGAGCTTCAGCGAATCGGTAAGGAAATGGAGAAAGGGGCTTCGGCCCTTTATGACGCGGAAGTAAAACTAGCGGACGCGGAAGCTGCCTACGATAAGGCCGTTTCTCTTTCTTTCCTAAATAGTCAAGGAACCGTGGCCGATCGTCAAGCCGTGGCCAAGCTCCAAGCCGTAAACGAGAAGCTAAACGCGGATCTAGCCCGAGCGGAATTCAACCGGGTAAAGACCAAGATGAAGGTTCTAAGCGATACGGCTACTATGACCGCAGTTATAAGCCGAAACGTGGAACTTCAATGGCGCAGTTAGACTAAAGGCGACGAAATGAGGCGGTATGGAAATCCGGGAGAAATGCTCTTGCGGGGCTTCGTTTTACGCTTTAGGGGAAGAGGCTACCCGGCTTCACAAAAGCTGGGTACGCCGACACTCCTGCTCGACTACCGAAGACGTACAAAACTTACGCGACTTCGAAACTGTTTCGACTATTGGATTTTCCGCGGATTACTCGGGAACGGGTTTAGATCTACCTGCGAAGAAATACGATCCTTGGGAAGATGAATAAAAAAGAGTTTCAAAAGTACCTAGACCGCGATCGAGCTTGCCCGCATTGTGGAACTACTGGCCCGGAACTTATTCCGCAGCACAGACTCAACCGCGGTATGGGTGGAAGTAAAGTCCGTAATCGACCGTCTAACATAATTGTCTTTTGCTCTTTAGGTAATGGCCTTATGGAATCAAACGCAACTTTTGCTCAGCTAGCCCGCTCTTACGGGTGGAAACTATTAGCTTGGCAAGATCCCGAGAAAACTCCGGCGCGTCTATTCGACGGCTGGTATCTCTTAGACGATAACTTTAGGAAAGTTCGAACTTCGGAACCGGAGGAAGAATGAAAGGAAACCTTGTTAGAAATAAATCTAGAACCGTACCTAAAAGCCGCACAAGCTAGGGCCGAAGATCTAGGGGAGCTAGACCGCTCTATGCGTGGTCTACAAGCTAGTCAGGTTGGAGCTTTAGGGGAACTAATTGGAATGGATTATCTCCGGGGCTTAGGCTTCGAGCTAGAAGAGATTTACTCGACTAGGTATGACGTTCGGGCTAAAGTTTCTGGAGAATGGAAGACCTTAGAATTCAAGACTAAGGAAAGAAGCGTAGTCCCCCAACCGCATTACGATTGTACGGTTCCGGCATACAATCACGAACACCAACGGCCCGATTTTTTTATCTTTATTAGCCTTCTAAGCTCCGGTAAGTCCGACCAGATAAATCGGTTTAGTAAAGGATTTATTTTAGGTAGTATTTCGCTAGAGAGGTTCGAAGAAGTAGCTACGGCTTGGAACCCTAGTCAAGTGGATAACTCGAACGGGTGGACTCCAACTATAAATTGCTATAACGTTCGAATAGCGGAATTAGATCCGCCGAAGGAAAGGGAAGTAAATGCCGCTTATTAGAGGACACCATTCTTTCGACGACCAATTTGCCCAGATCCCTAACGCGTGGCTACGCGACTCCCGACTATCGCTAAAAGCTATCGGGCTATTAGCCCAGATTATGACGCACGTTCCCGGCTGGAATATGTCTATAAATTCTTTAGCTTCTAGGAATAACGTCGGTAAAGACCAGATCCGGACGGCTATCGCAGAGCTGGAGGAATTCGGATACCTAACCCGGGAGCAGTCGAGAGAAGAAGGGAAGTTTGCCGAAACTATCTGGAAGACTTCCGACCCGTCGGATAAACCGTTATCGGATAATCCGACGACGGAAAACCCGACTATAAAGAACACTATTCCTAAAGAAGACCAAATAAAGAATAACGAGAGAACTATTAGCGAATTCGAAAGATTTTGGGAGATCTATCCTAAGAAGACGGATAAGGGAGCTGCTAGGCGGGCGTTTACTTCGGCTATCCGTAAGGCGGACGTCGAGCTAATAATTACGAAGGCTAAGGCTTACGCCGAAGATCCTAATCTTCCACAAAAGCAATTTATAAAATACCCGGCTAGTTGGCTAAACGCCGAAGCTTGGAATAATCCACCGCTACCGGAGAGAAAGAAAACCGACCTAAAAGCTTTAGAGGAATGGGCTAATGACTAAAACCGAACTAAAAGAACTTATGGAGTACCTAAGCGCGATCGACAACCGACAGCTAACGGCGGAGAAGCTACAAGTCTGGTTCGATCTAATAGGCTTCCTAGACTTTCCGGACGCTAAGGCGGCAGTAATCGAAGCCCAGCGCGACGAATCTATTTCCTACGTCGAAGCGAAGCACGTTATCGCTTTCTCTTTGAGGATGAAGGAGAAGAAGAAGGCGGAAGAAGCCCGGACTAAGACATACGCAGAAAACAGGACAGGCGACCCGCACCCAATTTGTGCCCACGGTCTAAGGCTCCTAACCTGCGACCCGTGTTGCCGGAACCTAGCTATCCAAGCCGGGCTAATAAAGGGCTGATACAGTTATGCGGTGGAAGAGAAAGAAGCTATCTGTAATCGTTGCGGGCACATCTGGCGCGTCAAGCTGGACGAACCCAAGACGGGCGTCCGCTGCGCCGATTGTAGAATGGGCCAATCTCTTATCGTCAAGTATGGGAATACTAAGTGCCTACCGTGGCAAGGGGACTTCGATCCCGAAACCCTTACCCAACCAATCTACGAAGGGCAACCCGTTCTTCCCGGCGTTCGGAACTGTGGCCACTTGGACTGTTGTAATCCCGAACACATCAAAAAGTCTTAGCTTGCTAGTAAAGTAAGAAATAACAAAAGAAAGGTGGAAACACTATGGCAACAATCGAGGTAAAGGGAGAAGTTGTAGGACTTGTCTTCGGCAATAAAGGCGTTCAGATTCTAGAAACGTTTAAGTCTAAGGACGGGGAAAAGCGCGACGCACGTTATACAGCGTGGCTAGACGCTCCGACTAGCTCCTTACAGGTAGGACAGAAGGTATCCGCCCGCGGACTTCTTTCGGCTTCTATCGGCAACTACACGAACAAAGACGGAGAAGATAAGACCGTGGTCAATCTCTCTATCAACTTCGCCACAATCAAACTAGACGGGTCAGAAGCTCCAGTAATGATCCCTACGCACGAGGATCTACCCTTCTAGTGTTTATCCGTTGGCTAGTCCCTGCTTCGACCGGAATTCTTCTTATCGAATTCGCTTCGGAGTCTTCCGGTTTCCTACACGGAGCAGGGCTAGTCTTCGGACTTTTCTACGTCTGGGCCGGAATTAGCGAAGCGTGGAACCAGTATGTACGATCTAACTATTGACGTATCCGGCGAACCAGCTTCCCAAGGATCCCACTCCGTAATAAACGGACGAATCGTTCAAGTAAATTCTTCGAAGCATAAGAAATGGCGGAACGCCGTAGTCTTTGCAGCTCTCGATCTAATCGGCGACGGGTGGACTCCGATAGACGAACCCGTAGAGCTAACCGTAATCTTTTATCTTCCCCGGCCTAAGTCGGTTCTAACTCGAAGCTTCCCGGCCGTTATGCCGGATCTAGACAAGCTAATCCGTGCCGTAGGTGATTCCCTTACCGACGCGGGAATTATCCGCGACGACTCTCGAATAATTACTATTACCGCCCGCAAGCTTTATGCGGACGATAGAGGCCCGGGCGCGGTTATAAGGGTAAACACTCTACCCGAAGCCTAAAAACCCGTGTACAGCCGTTTTACGGCCCCGAATCTATCGAACAAGCATTCGAACACGCTCGAATTATAACGATTTGGTAAAATTCCTAAAAATTTCCCAAAATTCCCCAAAATTAAGCAAAATTAGAGTATCTTGGTACTAACCGGGAAAGCCGGAGCTACGAAAGGGAAAAGAAATGGAAACCAACGAATTTAGAAAAGCAGTAGAAGGTCTTATGGACGAATTCCTAGATCTAAAGCAAGAGTACCTAGAAATGGAAGAAGACCTAGAAGACCTAAGCGAAATGGGCGAAACCTTCGAAGCCGACAAGCTAGCTAGAGAACTAAAAGACGTGGGCCTATTCGTAGAAGACGCTAAAAGAAAACTTCTTAGCCTTATCGAGAACGCGTAAAGGAAACCAAAATGGACGCTAAAGAACTAACCCAAGCGGTACAGCGATACATAGAAAGCGGATTTAGCTCCGTCGGTATCGAGTACGTAATAAAGACCCAGCCGATCCAGACCCAGACTAAATTCTGGAACCGCGTAAGAAAGGCCCAAGCGAAATGAAATACACCGTACAGCGCCCGGCGATTATTTGGATAGAAACCGTAGTCGAAGCCGAAGATCTAGACCAAGCCCTAGAGCTAGCAGATACCAAGTTCCAGAAAGGCGACTACTTGGAAATGGAAGGCACTTGGGAAATAGATTACGGACGTTTCTGGGTACAGGACGAATCCGGTAAAGAAGATTACGAGCTAGGAAAATAATGAAGAAGATAACCGTAATAAACCGACTAGAAAACGAAGAAGGAAACTTTATCGAGCTAACCCATAACGGCGTAGAGGAACACCGCGTCTACCGGGTGGAGATAAAAACGGATTCGGGACATTGGTCGGAATGGTTTACAGCTCTAGACAGCGAACTAAACGAGCGTCTAGCCCGAGAAAACTATAAAGAGCTAAAGCAGCTAATCGAAAGAAAGGTAATGGTCTAATGAAAGTTATAGGATTCTTTATTCTCTTCGCAGTTATTTTGGTCGGCAGTTGGAAGCTTCAGGAGATCGACTTACTTCTTGGATACACCCTAGGAGTCTTCGGAGCTTTAGGCGCGACTATCTGGGCCGTCGATTCTCTAGCTAGGAAGTATCTCTAATGGGTATCGAACTTATAGGGATCCTAATCTTCGCCCGGCTTATGGAGATAAGTCGCTTCTTAGAAGATAACGCCGGACTTCTCTTCTTCTCTTCGCTCTTTCTAATTCTTTGGATGACCGGGGTTATTACCGTTCTAAGACGCTGGAGAGCGGAATGAACGAAGTCGAATTCGTACTAAGACGGATCCTAAAAGTAGGCTACGAGTTCGCAGAAAGCGAAAGAGAAAACGACCAAATAAGCCCAGCTTCTAGCCTTTATAGATACACGAACCACTTACGGCTACTAAACCACCTAGAAAAACAGTTCTTAGAAAGGAACACTAATGACGACAAAGACTAACCCGGCGATCGAATTCGGGAACGACGATTACAATCCGCACCAATTTAGCTACCAGACCGCCCAAGCGGACGGAATGCTTATGGGCCGGAAGCTAATGCGCGACGAAATTATTCGTCTTATCCAAGCTACGAACCCGGTTCCAACTAAGGCCGTGGCCAAAATTCTAGAGCTAGTAAAGGAGCTAAATCCAGATGTCAATACTTACGAAACTAATAGCTAACTACGATTACAACAAAGGCCGTAGGGACGAACAGCAGGCGGTAGAAAACCTTCTAGAAGTCCTAACCCTAGACGGGCTTCTAGATCCGGCAACGCTAAATCTAATCGTTGGAGAACTAATAAAAATCGACCGTAGACCGAAGGTGGAAATCTAATGGGCGCAGAAGAAGCAATAAAGAAAGCATACATTCAGGGCTACTTTGCTGGAATGGACGATCGTTATACGAATAACACGGCTTACAGTAATGGCTTTAGAGCTGGTCAAAGACACGAAAGGGAATACTTTCTTACGTTCGTCGAAGATCACGAAGGCTTCGGTCTAACCGTCGAAGACATAGTAAACGAGATCGAAGGACGCTACCGGGTGGAAATGGATAGCTACCTAAAGGAAATAAAGTGAACGAGTGCGCTTGCCGCTCTTGTATAAAGACGGAGCTATACAGCCGGCTCTACTGTCAAGACTGCTACGACTACGGCTGCGGGAAAACGGAAGAGGATTATCACTAATGAACGACGTATTACATAGAGTCCACAAAATAGTCGGGGACATAACCCAAGACGCTTTTCTAGACGGACGAAAGCAAGAGCGCGAACAAGTACTAAAAATGCTAGAACAAGAAATAGAACGATTCGAGAAGCACCCTTACAAGCTAGGTTCTTTCGATACGCACGGAATCTACCTTGGACTAAAAATGGCACATCTACACGTAAAGGAACAGAAATGGACATAGAAACCAAGTTAGATCTTCTACTAATCGAGCTAGAAGTATACGCAAAGATGATCGAACAATTAGATAAGGATATGGTGGCTTTCAATGAATGGCTTAAGACCGAACTGGAAAGATAAGAAAGAACGCAAGCTAACGTTTGCTTTTGCCCGGGGTTATCACGCGGCAGTCAAAGCCGAACGGAACAGGATAATTGCCGATCTACTTAGCGACTCCCTAATCATTACTAACGCAGATGTAAAAATTCTGGAAAGAGTTGTAGAAATTGTCGAAGGCTAAACACCGCAAGGGCCGTAAGCCCTTAGACATCCGCAGGGAAGTTAGGTGGATTAGATACCAGATAAGGCTTTACCTAATCGGAAGGAAACGGCGTGGAGGAATTTTCTAAAGCCCTAGATCTTCTAAACGACGATAACTTGGTATGGTCGGAAGACTTCGAAACCATTAGAAAGAATTTAGCCCTACTAATGGCTAAAGCTTGGGAAATGGAATACAGTTGTCTAGAACCCGAAATCGGGGATTTAGCTCTAAACCTAGTAAGGGGAACTAATGCTAGAGAACCTAAAGCCACCTATCCGAATTAGAACCTGTGCGGTTCGAACTATTCTGGCCCAGATAGAAAAGAAAGACCAAGAAATCTTTCTATCCGCGATAGCAAGCGAAGACTGGCCAGCTCTTACACTAGCTAAAGAACTAACTTCCCGCGGTCTTCTAATTAGCGACGGCGCAATTTCCAGACACAGAAAAGAGATATGCTCTTGCTCGAAAATCTAGAACCTGCCAAGAAGGTAGAACCGACTCCATTCGGAAGACCGGGCGTAATCTTCGACGGAACTACTGGGGAAGCTACTACTCCTTATTCCGAAGCTCCGGCCACGTTCGAAGAATTCCTAGAAGCTGCCGGAATGGATCCTAACGAATTCGAAATAATCGGGACTCCAAGGGTAAGCAAGTGGCAGCAGAAAGAGGGAGGGGAATTCCTTACGTCTTTCCGGTTTACTTTCCGAAAGAAGACCGGGATACTCGACCTTCTACTTCTTTACTCCGAAGCTAAGAAAGTTATAAAAGGGAAGAAGCCCAAATTCAACTTAGAAAAGACGACCGATAAAGCCCTAGTAGTTCTATGGTCGGATCTACAAGTGGGAAAGGTAGACCACCGCGGGGGAACGTCCGCACTTATCGAGCGCGTGGAGATTACGAAGCAAAAACTTATCCAACAGGTCAAAAAAGAGAAACCGTCTAAGGTTATCTTCTGCGACGTCGGAGATACGATCGAAAACTTTTCGAACGCCGTGGACGCCAATCAGCTTTTTACTAACGACCTGTCGATTATGGAGCAGGTAGACCTAGCAACGACGCTAGCTTGGGACACGCTAAAAGCTCTAACCGATCACGTTCCGGAGATCGTTTACCTATCGGTCGCTTCTAACCATTGTCAAATGAGAATAAATAAGCAAAGAGTAGGTAAGGGTACGGACGACTGGGGAGTTCACATAGGCAGGACTCTAGCCCGCCTAGCTTTAGAAGTCGGACTACCAATTACCTTTATCGAACCACAACCACACGACGAATCTCTAGCAGTAGACATCTTTGACGACGGGTTCCACGTTCTAGGGTTATGGCACGGACATCAAAGCCCGCGTCCGGATCAAGTTCCGACGTGGTGGAGACAGCAGGCGTTCGGTAATCAACCAGTAGCAGCAGCGACTATCGGAGTAAGTGGACACTTTCATCATCTTCGAGTAGTAGAGCTAGGTTCTACACCAAGGGGAACTTCTAGATTCTGGGTACAAGCGGCAACTATGGATAACGGTTCCGGGTGGTGGAAGCGTCAGGCCGGAGAAGATTCTCAACCGGGCTTAGTGACCTTCTTCTTAGAAAAGGGAATCGACTTTACTGGAACGGTTTATAAGCTATGAAACAACTAAAGGATTACCTACGCGCTCTAAACCACGGTAAGGAACTAGAACGTCTAACAATAATCAACTGGTTAGAAGAAGTAGACCAGATCGACGCGTTCGGAGATACGGACGTCGCGGGTATTATCGAAGCACTAAAGGAAGAGATTCACAAGAGAAGGGATTAGTAATGAACTGTATTCGTTGTGGAATAGAGATTAGCGACGGCGCGGTAGAGAGAAGAAAGGCTAGGGGAACCTTTGACGGTCGCTGCCAAGATTGCCGAGGCCACCGATCTACCGAAGTAAAGTATGACGGCGAACCCTGCCGTCCGTGGCGTGGAGAAGTAGACGAAGATCTAAACCCGATAGATAGAAACCTAAAGCCTTATCTTCCCGGCGTAAGAACGTGCGGCCATAAGGACTGCGTAAATAAGCAACACATAATCAAATTATTAGGCGACCTAGAGCTAGAGAGATTAGACATTAGCTACCGGACTGGTAAGAAGACCACTTGGGAAGATCTCTATAAGGAATCCGCCTAATGCCTACCTACGAATACAAGTGTCCTAAGTGTGGGATGACGGCTGTCGTAATAAGAAAGATAAACGAAAAGGAAAGAAAGCCTATCTGTGTCAATGACGCTATGGAAACGGTAAGAGTCTTCGACGCTCCACCTATCCGCTTCGAGGGGAAAGGTTGGGGAAAGGATTAGAAAGTTTCCTAAGCCCTGCCGGGTATGTGGCCTCCTATCCCTAGATCCACTCTGCCCGCCACACCAAGCCCAAGCTAAAGCTATTCACGAAGCAAGAAGAGCACAGCGTAAGGCCCAGACCGGGCAGTATGGCGGCGACTACTACCGACGCGCTAAGGCGGTACGAGAGTCCGCTATAACTTGCCACTTATGCGGAGAAGGAAAGAAAGAAGAAGATCCATTCGAAGCAGACCACGTAATACCGTCTAGCCCCGGACAAATAGCACAACTTCTGCCAGCCCATAGGAGCTGTAATAGACGCAGAAGCAACAAACCACTACCGGACTCCCGCTAGGCCCGCTACCGCCCACCTACGCCTATACCCCCGTACGGATATCCCGGGGACGGGTTATTTTCTTAGCAATTTTCGTGCCATATAC